TTATTACATTTAATTTTTCATGAATACGATCCTTTGTTATCTTCTCACTGTTGGAGGAGAATGCCTCCTCTTTCAATGTTAAGATTTTACTCTTCTCAATCAAATTATTGACTTGTGACGTAACTAATTCTTTTTCGACGTCAAATTGTCTTATCGGAGGTGTGTGATCTTTAATTGTCAGAGGTTTCACAGTTTCATTGTAGTATCTTAGGGCTTCTACATTCTTAAGAATGTTATCTCGGAGAGTGATTATTTTTTCTTTATAATGGTCCTCCTTCACTACTTCCTTGTTGAGTGCAGGAAGCTCTCCTCCTCTTAATAACGACGTTGTATTTTTCTCAACGAAATTGTTAATTCTCTCCTTTTGAATATAAGAATATCGAGTAATCACATTGTTATCTCGAACATTCTGAATGTTATTATTGATCACCTCTCTGTCCTTAAAAATAGCCTCTTTCAATGTTTGTAGATTCTCAATAAAGTTGTTCTCTCTTACTACTTTATTATCGAAGACGTGACTTACCTCTCTGAGCATTTCTCGGTTATTTTCATAAATTTCATTAGAGCGCAAATATGAAGATATGGTGCTAAATGTTCTTTCTATGATATTTGTATCGGACTTATCAATTACATTGCGTTGTACGCCATTTATGAATGTCTCATGCGAATCTATGAGGTGGGTCTTGATGATCCTATCTCTTGGTATTTTTGTGTCAATTCGCACTGACATATCACTTGGTTTCACGTCCACTCTCGGGAGAGATAAGGATAGTACAGGAGAAGATGTGGATACGTTAATTGGTAAGAGGGATGTTACCACTGAGGACTTCCTTATGATGTTAGAGTCGTGCATTACCTTTTTAATATATTGTTGTCCTACTCCCCTTTCCCTAAAGTCTTTGAGGACTTCCTTATTTGAAACATCCTTAATGACGCTTGAATGGACTTCAGGTTGATTCACCAAAGAGGAAAGAAGCCTCTTAAGATCTTCAAGAGGAACAATGAATCCTCCAAACTCTACATTATTCTTAATTATGGGAGATATTACATCTTCTCTTATAGGTGAGTGTGAAGTACCCAACTGTCGAGCTATCTTTTCTGGAACTACTATTTCCCCCTTATGTAGAAGGTGTAATCCTGTGTATTCTACTTTACCGCCAGTGTGCATTGACTTTACTTTAGTTACCTTTATTCCTTTCTGTACAATTGTTTCTAAGTTTCCTTTAATTTCAGTAAGTTCTACTAATTGATTTCTGAACACATCCTCCATAGGAGCACTAAACGCAATGTTAAGGACTTTTGCTTTCTCGAAGAGCGTACCCCATTTCTCTACTCCTTTAGCTAAATTTTCTTTAGTATTTTCTGGGAGTCTATTTATGAAATCTTCTATAGTTTGGAACTCTTTTGAACTATCAAAAACTATTCCACCCATAGCGTCCTTAATAATTAATCTGGTTTCATCCATAGCTGTCTCCGCGTTATCGGGAATATACTGGAAGGAAAAACCGAAACCTCTTAACGTCTCGCCAAGAGTCTGCATCTGTTCATCAAGAGTTCCTGTACTTTTTCCTACATAAATAAAGGACATTATCATGTCCTTAAGAGCAACTTTGTCCTCTTGTGATATCTCGGCTACATCCTGAGCTGCACTGACAAGGAGTTTGAGATCATCCGCAACCGTTCCAGATATGTATCCTGTGTTAGCTAAAGTTTGAAGATTCTCATACAACAGTCTATTGCCCTCAGTTCTCAGCTTGTTTATCTCTGCATCTACTGAAGCCAATCTTTCTTTCTTTTCTACAACGGTTAATAGTCCTGCAATATAATCCACGAGCAATCTATTGCGCTCTTCAAGAGGACGATCGCTTGACATAATTTCTTGTATTCGCTTTAAAGCGGTTTCTCTCTCCTTCTCCTCTGTAATCCCTACCATGTCCAAAACTTTATTGTATGCCTCAAGCTCAGTGAGAGAATCTCTGGAAGCGTCTTGCCACAACCTTTCAGCTCTGGTTTGGAGTTGAGTAAGGGAAGCTATTTCATCTCGAATTTCCATCATACGGTCTAAATTGCTATAGTATTGAGAAGAAGCATCAATAGCCTTTTTATATGTGTCTAATTCATCTTTTGAAAGAACAGCCATATCCTTAATTTGCATATAGCGCTTACTCTCCGTAAGTCCCCATTCCTTTTCTTTTTTATTGAGTTCCGTCAAAAGTGGTGCGAATTCGGTAAGAGTCTTACTATAATCGTCCACAGCTTCTTGAGTCTTAGCTCTTGCTTTTATTACCTCTTCACTGCCAGCTCCATATTCAAGCTCGGCAGCGTTCAATTCATCGAAGCTTTCAACTACTTTTGCGTGTTTTTTTAGAAGGATATCGAGAGGTTTAAAGTACTTAGAAGGGAGGATATCTCCCAATTTTATTATACCTAAATCAAGGGCTTTGATAGGAACTACGGCTCCCTCTACTGACGCGAGTATTCCTCTCGTGAGAGACTCAAATGTGGGATATTGACCATTCAAATATTGAAGAGCATCATTAAGAGTAAAATAAGACTGAGCTAAATTGTCGCTACCTTCTAATAGCTTACTAATCACATCTAATTGATCTTCCCAAATCTTTGAGAGTTCAGCTTCAAGGTCCAGTTTATGTTCTGTGGTAGCATTCCATTGGAGTTCGACTTGAGATAGCTCAGTTGACAGTTCTATTCGCTCCTCTAACAACTCTCCTAATTTTTCCCATACGTTCTTAAGTTCGGTCGAAGCTACACCTTCTTCTATAAGAGTCTTGGTCAGAGAACCGGCAAGAGAAACTGCACGCTTCATGTGAGGAGAGTATTTAGCGAGTACTCGCATCCCTTTATTCATGGCGTCGTTGAATACAATTTGAGAGAAAGCGCCCTCTTTGACAGCATCGGCTCTCGCAAGAAATTCCACAGCAGAGCCATGATGAGCTTTAACATCTTTTTCAATGTTCTTAATTTCCTGCATCAGAGCATTATCCCAAGCTTCCTGAATACCCAAACCTCTTAGAGTTAAATCTAAGAGTAAATCTTTGGCTTTATTTAAGCTTTGAATGCCTGTTTCGTAACGTGACACAAAGTGAATTGTGCCCTGCATAACTTTATTGAGATATGCGTGCTGGATGATGGAGCTTCCAGTGAATGCAGCATCTTCCATCATCGCTTTGGCATGAGATAACAAACTTCTGCTCGACTCCTCAATAGTGCGCCTATTTTTCTTGATCTCTTCGTATCTTTGTTTCGCACGAGTATATCCTATAAACTCATATTGAGACGTCGCGTTTATGGCTTTAGCAAAAGCGTCTTCATAAGCTATCAAATGCGGCATGTCCTCTAAAGACTTTTCATAAAAAGATGTTTGTTTATCTGAAATAGCTAAGAGAGACTTACTGGGCGTTAACAATCTTTCTAAGTTTTCACCAAGAGATACTACAATGTTTCCATATTCAATTGGTTCAGGTCCAGCCAAAGCCTTGAAGAAAGAAAGTACAATCTCTTTCATCTTAAAGTATACTGGAGCAAGCTTTTCTCCTAAGATGATTCTCTGTCGTTCTATTGCGTTATCCAACATCTGCATTTTGGCTGCCGTGGTATCAAGTGTTTTCGCATACTCTCGTTCAAGTGTGATATTATACACCATATCGTCCTGAGCGTCTTTTATGTGTTTCTCTAAGGTATCGTAATTGTTTGCAAGCTTCACTATTGCTTTTGTGCCTATCATTCCGAAGACTTCATGTGCCATCGAAAGACGCTCTACTTTGGAAGGAGTATCTCTGAGCATTTTTAAATAATCGAGAAGCACACCAAGCATATCTTCTTCCATCCTCTTTCTGAGCTCTTTCACTGACAGTCCCATTTGTCTTGCCATCACTCCAGTCTTTGTTGAGGCATACACCAAAGCTCTCGATATTCTGGTACCAGCTCGTGCTGCCTCTTCACCACTTTCCACAAGAGTTGCACCCATTGCAGCCAGAGCAGAAGCTGGGAGTTCCATAGTTTTAGCTGCACCAGCAGCCTTTCTCATGACTGTTGCTATCTGTTCGGCATTAGCAGCGGATGTGTTTGCCAAGATGTCTATACTCGAACCAAGATTCTCAACATAAGGAATAGGAATGCCCATAGCATTAGCTATGCGTGCAAGAGCATTGGAAGCTGAATCGGCAGAAAGCACAGTTGCATTAGACATCTTGACTATAGCATCAGTGAAGGCAAGGATGTTAGCTTCTCCTCGTATTCCTAATCGTCCTGCTGTGATAGCTATATCCTCTAACCCTTCAAGAGGCACAGGTAATTGTTCTCCGAGAGTAAGGAAAATTTTGCCAAGTCGCTCAACTGTATCGTGAGCCATTCCTGTTGTCCTTTCTACCACCACAAGTTGGGACTCGAAATCAGCAAAGGCTTTTGTTATTTGTTCAAGTTTTTGTTCTAAATTCCGGAATGCGTATACACCCACGAAAATGATAGGCAAGTAGTGGTTGAATACCCGTCCCCATTTGTAAAGAGGACCTTGAGCCTCTGAGAAGGAACGAGCTAATCTTCGAAATCTATTGGACAGTGTCTCAGTATACTTTGAACCCTTCTTTGTGTATCCTGTACTTTCTAATAGTGTGTAGTTATAATTTAAAGCTTTATCTGCAACCTTATCTAACAGAGGAGAGATTTCCTTAAAGTTGGCAATGTACTTCTCTATTGGGTTTAGTCCCTCTTTAATAGCTTTAACCCATCGAGCTTGCTCCTGTTGATTCTCTGGAATCTGGGTAGTCATTCGTCTAACATACTTGTCGTATTCTCGAAGCTGAGACGTGGCTTCAACATACTGTTTTGCTGTCATCTCTTGCCACTTGATGGCGTTCTTGACGCTCTCACTGTACGCTAATACGTCTGCTCTTGCTTTTCTTAACTCACTAACCGAACTCTCTACATTCTTACGGAAAGTAGCGAACGCCTGTTGCGTTCGGTCTACTCCTTCCAATACAACCTCAATCTTTTCTACCAATTTTCTTCTTAATCTTCAGTTGTTCTAAATAAGCCTCAGCATCTTGAGGCGACATGGTTTGACTCGCCTCCTTGGTCCGGGAGGTAAGCACAGCGATATCTAATTTAATTTTATCTATAAATGGAAGTTCGTCATAAGGATCAAGAATATCCGATGGTCTGACGTGACATTTCTCCGAGATTACTCGGACGGTGTAGTAAAATCCTTGTTATCTAACTCCTTGGGTCCTAACCCTTTTACGTCCTCCTCGATATTACCTTGGAAGTTTCGTATGAGTATCTTGTGAAGTTCACTAAAGTCTTTATCCTCAAAGTCTTCGGCTGCTATATCTTCGGGAACTTTAGGTTCAACAAGAAGTTCAGAAAAGCCTATTTCACAAAACGCATTATACTTATCTATGGAGAGACCAGGACCCATCTCATCCCAGCTCACATTAGCTTTTCCCAATATCTTTAGACAGCGTAATGGTGAAAGACGCTTTCGTATTTTGACCTTAAGACCCGAAGGTAAAGTTATCTCTTCCACCTCTCTCTGCCTCTTCAGGTATTCTTCCAAATTCATTTCGCTCATAGCTTTTAGCCTCCTTTTAATAACAAGAAAAGAAAAGTAATAGAAATATTAATTTACGCTTATTCTTCCTTCTCAACATCTGTTGCCGAGTAGTCTGCGTGCTCTTTTGTCATGTCACCAGCAGCCATATCAAGACCCCAGTCTGAGAACTTTACACCTTTTAGGATGTAACCTGGCAGAATATCAAAGGACTCATTTGGTCGTATCCTCATCTTACACTCAATCATCTCAGTCTCTGTTACACCAGCCAAATCTGTGAGCCTCTTCAGCTCACCGCCAACCATAGCAACGTAATTTGCAGACTCATTATCGAAGAACGCCCTCTCTACCGTACCTGTAATCTCTTGCTCACCCTCTAATATAGCGACAGGACTCTTCTTACCTATCACATATACCTTGTCAGTAGGTACCGACGTACTCAACGGACTTCGTTCTAATAATGGATCAGGAGCAGCATCGAACCATGAGTTGTTATCATCCGCACCTATAATGCGGACTTCACCTTTCCAACCTTTAATGGGTGTAGGCATAAGCCTTCCTCCTTAATTTATACATAAAAATATGAAATAATTTAGTTTCGTATATTATCTAATAGACTATCTAAAGCCTCTGAATAAGAGGAAATCAAAGCGTCTCTGCACTCATGAATGCGACCATACCTCGATCTCTTCTCTGAAAATCCGACACGCTGAGCAGCTTCAAGGTACACTGCCCAACGGAAAATCTTAATTATTTGATTTTTATTGAAGCCATTTTTCTCAAGAGACTCTAAAACCTCTCCAAGGTAATGCTTCCTTGCGTCTTCCTGTGTAATATCAGAAGAACTACATCTTTTTAATTTTTCTCGTTCAGCTTCAATTGCTGATTCGAAAACGTTCACAATCTGTTCTGCTATCTCTTTCATTTAATGTCCTCCCTAATTTAATAAAAGTATTCTAAAGTGGCTTCTACTACGAAAGAAATTTGAGAAGCTTGAAGAACTAAGTTGCCTATCTCTTCATAAGCAACCTCTATGGAAATTATGGAAGCACTCTCGGTTTCCTGCGGGAGCCTACCTTGGACTTTCATCAAGGCGTCCTCTATCGTAGGAAGGTCTGTAAAGAGTGTTTCTTCTTTGTATTTTTCTACCAGAGTTATGAGATAGTAAATGTTAGCAAGTTGAAGTGCCCGTCCTATGGTAGTAGAATTTCTATCAATCCTATCGAGAATTACTGATATAAACGGCACCCGTCCAGTATCAGAGGGTCTGAGGAAATGTTGAACAAACACCGGAATGTTTTTGTTTGCACTATCGAGTTCCTCTCTTATGCAATCTACTATCACATCCAAATATTTCTTTCCGCCTTCTATGAACATTATTCATTCACCTTCTTAAATGCAAAGTCTCTATCTTTAGTAGCTTGTTTTATTCCATTGTCAATGAGTTGATTGGCTATCTGTTTATACTGAGAGGCAACTCCACTTATTTCACCTGAGGGAGATAACATTTCTGCTCTACTACGATAAAGATAAGCTGCGAAGAATTCACAAGCTGAATTTTTAATATCATCATCAAGAGTCACGCTCTCTCTTGTACTCAACCAAACATTGGCTTGTTCAAGAAGATACTCAAGGGTTGAATCGTAGGTGACATCATTCTCTGGAATTTCCAAAAGACGCTTCAGGTTTCTAATGTTTCCGTACATTTATAACTCACCCATCCAAACTTTGACAGCTCCTCTAAATAGGCTACGTATTTTTGGTTGGACCTCAGTTACTGTCTTTTGAAGATACTCTGTATGTCCTCTCATACTACCCAATCGGGACCACTTACGTAATGGTGCTTCTGACTTGGTCATCCAATGTTTCACAATTGTGAGAGCTTTTTTCTGTTTAGGGAAGATCAAAGTACCACCTCTTCGACCGTAAGTGTAGTAATACGCGTGAGGACAAATCTTAGTATCTATGTAAACGCTTCCACCAAATAATCCGGGTTCTCTATATCTCTTAGCAAAGATGGCATTCTTCATTCGAGGTTCACCGGGGTGAGTTTCTCTGGCAGGTCTTTTGCCCACAGGACAATTTCGACGGAGCGTTCTCAACATTATAGTGAGAGACTTCTCACTCGCAGTGTATAAATGAGAAGCTAATTCTTTATCCTTTCCTAATATTTTTAGTTTGTCCGTCTTGAAAGAAATTGTGGGATTTATCATGGCTTATAATCTAATCGTCCACCTACAAGTATTCTACGTGGATGATAACCATCTGGGAATGAAAGACCCGCCCACTCGTACTCCCAGTCTGATACACTGTCCTTGTCTATTGAGCCCTTGTTTATTATTTCGAAATATTCCTTATGCCAATGTTTTTTACTCCACATATCCTAACGTCCTATTGAGTATAGAAATGTACCTACACCAAAGAACGTTGGAAATACCTTCATGAGGATTTCCCATAAATCCGCATGTGTCTTTATCTCCATTATTACAGCAGCCCAAACTCCTATCACTCCCACTATTATCAATGACAATCCTAACATTTGCGACTACTCCTCGAATATTAGTAAAAATCTGAAACAGCGAACAAAAGAAAGAATAGAAATATAAAGTTTACGTTTACAAGAGGCTCGCTATGTCACCCAGTTCAATTGCGTTAGCAAAGAATGTCTCTGCACATATTCTCATAGTAATCTTCAGGTTTCTCAAGTCGTTAAGTGGGTCCTCGAACCTCTTTATTGCTATATCGCTTCTCATACCAATACCACCCGCCATCCTTCTATCAAGGATGCAGATGTGTGCATTGGTATCATCACCACCCCAACTCAGGGAATCACCAGCCACCTCCTTTGACAACACGTATGGCTTAAGACCAACTATTGGTCTGCCTATCTCTTTGGTCCTGAATACCTCTGGAACACCAGTTTTGCCATAACCAGCCTCGCCAGTTGTATTTGCTACTTTTGTTTCACCCACCATGTACTTGAGTATCTCTGCCTCCGCGTCTGGAGTCATTACGATGGTATCTGGTTCAAACTTGTTCTTTCGCATTTTCTTTACCATTGCCACTATCCTGTCTATTATCGAAACATTGTCTGTACTCTCCACACTGCTCTTTGCGTTTAATAGCGCCTTCATTGCTACGTCATTTAGTCGGTTCTCCGCTCGACGACCTTCATTGTGAACTAATAGCTCTATCACATCGAACTCTTCCTCCTCTATGAGTTCCTCTGGGATACCAACTTTCTCACCATATTTCTGAGCCACAAATGTAACATCACTCTTGAACTTGACGTCTGGACCCTCAGGAAGGCTTGAACCAGGTGCTACAAGTGGAAGCATACCAGTTGGAGCATCTGTGAGAACGAACCTGAGTTCATTCCTCTTCATTCTGTAAATTGGGAGAACCTCTCTCATACAGAGCACTTCCTCAGCGCCACGGAGCACCTCTTTGTATAATTCCTCTCGAACAAGGTGCTCAGCAGTCACGTTGTAAGCCTGCATCAATTCGTGAGTACCCTTACTGAGTCTTTTCATCCAGTAGCTTTTCTGATTAGCATCATCACCAGCCTTAACAATCCGGAGTAAGTTTGCAAAATCACCCATTTTTCTTACCTTCTTTTAATTTAATATAGAGGTATTTATTTTGTGAGGAGTAACCTCACTCTACCAGTCGAGTCTGCAGTTATATCCTCTAATGCCTGACCCAATGCCCAAGTGTTATCACCCGAGTTGTAAGGTTCAACCTGACCTGCGTCACTCTCATTGAGCTGTACCAACTGACCAGCAGTTACATTACTTGATGCTCTTACCCTCACTATCGAGGGCGGAATAGCCACTGGCACGGGGTCATCCTCCGCTACTGAATCTACTGCGACACCAACAGGTATCGTGTCATACCCATCCTGAAGTGCAGGAGCAACGGTCATATCATCAGGAGAAGCACTCACATCATAGCCTACCACCTGCCCTGCCTCAATGTCTGCACCAGCCAAGAATGTCACTATGACTGGTGCACCAGCAACCACATCTTCAACTTCAGCCATTTTTAATTTACCTCATTTCAAACTTTTAAATAGAAATGTTACCAGATGCACAGATATGCGCTATATGCGAATGAAAGTAAGCCCATGAATAATTTATCATGCTTAGTGGAAAAATTGCACTCAGACGCAAATATGTGCAAATGGTGTAAAATTTGAGAATTGTCTTAGAGATATTTAGGGTCGAGATATTGTGTCACCATCAATTAGGACGTCTGGGACGTAATCAGGTTTAGCTTCACCTTCCTCTTTCTCAGGAGCTGGTTGAGCACTAATCTCTTCGAGTTTCTTCTGAAGATCCTCTACTGTCTTTTTGAGTTCCTCTATCTGAGACTTCTGCTCTTCAATCACGTCATCTTTCGTGTCTTTCTTTGTGTCATCTGTCTGTGTATTCTTCTGTTCGGTTGTTTCGGTCTTCACGCTTTCACCCTTTGTATTATCTGTCTGCATTTGCATCTGTGGAACCACCACAAATGCGGGATACATTGGTACGAAGTCGCCATCATCTAAACTTTTCTTGGAACTCGGAGCAGGATACTTTGCGTAAGGATACTTGGCGTAGGGATACTTTGGAAGTGGATACTTGCCCTTTAAGACACCCTTCCAGAACGTCTTTATTTCATCCCTGACTATCTTAATTACGTCTGCCTTTGTGAGAGCTTTCTCGCCCTCACTTTCATCCTCAGTTGGTTCCTCCTCTGACTTCTCTTCCTCGTTCTCTGTGTCCTCTTTCATTGACTCTTCCAATTCTTTAAAGAATTCCTCAAACTCCTCTTCTTGAGTTGCCATTTTCAATTCCTCTATATTCTATAATATAATTAGCGACTCAAGTCTATCCTTATGGCACTAACATAATATTCACGTTCTCCATCGTCACTTGTCATCTTTTCATCGTAAAGGACTACATTCCTAATTTCAAACTGACTTAGCCTCTGAGCCATGAGTGCTACATCTATTGCCTTCTTAATATTCTTGCCCCTTGCTAACACGCTAACACTCTCGGAATCTCCAAGTGCCCTTAAATAATTGTCATAAGGTTTCTCTCCTATATAAAGCTCTTGCATCTCGCTCACCTTTAATTTTAAATGTTAGAGTTAGAACGCGGGTTTAAAAATACATAACGGATTAGCAGGATTTCTTGTGAAACTCAACTCAAGGAATCTTGCCTTGGTTATCTTACGCCAGCATCTGTTTTTGTCACAAACCTTTTCTGTACAATTTTGCACACCTCCAGGATACTCAATGTGAATTGAGAAACTCTTGATACGTTCTGCTTCATTGTCAGAATGAATTGCTTCCCATATCCTTCGTGCTGCGTCTATATCCTTACGGAGCTTCACTATTACAAAGAACCCTTTTTCGTCAACGTGAGTTTTGAGCCCATTCCACTCTGGGAGGATTTCTCCTACTTGTACACCACCATGTTCATTCATGACATTCCAGTACTTCTTCGGGGTCTTTTGCATTTCCTCCCACATGCCTTTGAGAGCATCAATGGTTATTTCATCACCTTCAAGGTCAATTGCGTCTATCGAACCATAACCATAAACTATCCATTCACCATTGGAGGATACGGACTTCATGGCTTCCATTTCGTGGATACTTCGGTCTTCAGAAGGAACAATTGCTAAGTGATATAAGAGAACGTGGTCTGTAAAAGGACCATAATTGTTGAAGGTTACGTGTAAATGCTTAGGTGTCATATCGTAAGGAATATTGAAGTAATCACCAAATGCTCGATAAAGACGAAACAAAAGAGCTTCACGTTGAGGTTCCGATAAATCATCTCCACGTATCACTAAGTCAACATCATTGCCTTTGCCATGAACTGCTACTCCTCCAACCAAATACACGAGGTCTCGAAGAAGAGCAGGCTGCCTGAAACACCTTTGGACGTCCTCAAGAGTAAACTTTGCAGTCTTGAGTCCCCCATGAGAAGGCACTGGGAGGTAAGCCTTCTCCATACTTTTCTTTGTTAAATTTTTTATTTCCTCTTTATCCAACATACTCAACGGGTTTGGAAGACGTCATCAGGCAAAGCCTGATTCGTCTCCAACTTCCATCTTATATACCTATTCTTATCAAGGTTTCGTCTTACTTGCCAAGGGGCATCATAAAACAGCGAAGTATAATCATCGCTATACCTTTGAGGAGCAATGCCTCTCAGGTCCCACTTCTTAAGAAAATATTCGGCAGATTTATCGCATTCCTTTCCTGCTCGATACTCACGTATGTACTCTTTGCTTCCACCCGGATCATGTACGGAGTACATGGATGTGCATATTCCAAACTTCCAATCTGTTTCTTTCTTGCATGTCAGATAAAAGTCCTCATGTTCCCTGCTTATGATATAATGTTCATCCCACTGCACATCATTAAAGAGCTTTCGTCTGAAGAGAACTTGATTAGGAATAAAATCAAAAGGAAACATATAAGCGTTACCATTAATAATTGCACGTTGCTTATCACTTCGCCATGTCTTAAAGAGTATCCTGTTTACTATCTCGAAGTCCCAAGCATCCATCTGTGGAAGAGGATTAAAAGCTGGCAGCCATCCCATAGCTACTCCCCCTACATCTTCAGGAAGTTGCGATAATCCATGTACCATCTCTAAGACTTGAAGCGGAACGTAATTATCATCATCAATCATCAAGATGAACTCTGTATTCACTTTTTCTATCATTCTATTTCTTGCGGCTGCGAGTCCTACATTGAAGGGAAGCTCTAAGAAACGAATAGTTACATTTCTTTGATACTTGCCTATTACTCTTCTATGCCTTTCGAGGTACTCTTCGGGACCATCAAAAGAGACAATAATTTTCTTGAGTCCAGCAGACACTAAGCTTCTCAAACACAACTCGAATTTTTCAGGACGCATAAAGGTTTTCACAATCGCTGTTACGTTATCCATAATACTCACCCGCCTGGCGACATGCACCTCTTACATATAAAGTCTTTAGGAGAAGGTTTTCTACCAGATGCCATATCAACAAAAGTACGTCGTTTTTCACTCTCCCATATTTCTTTGAGAGTTCGCTCCTTAAGGTTTCCAAGGACAGTTTCTTTTTTCCAATCCATACAACAGAGAATTACGTCCAGATCGTAAAGAATATGAATGCCACTCCTGAATCGCCAACAATCAAAGGGATACTCGGGACCTATTTCTCGATAGTACTCTGTTCCATCCCAATTACACAGTCTTACATTTCCAGCTCTGTTGTGAAAGGCATAGTATCGAAAATGAACGTTCTCCAATGGAAGGTTATAAGTTTGAAATATAGAGTTTAGGAATTGTTTCCAAGCACTCTGGGAATAAAAGAACATAGAACCATCACGAGATGCTCCTCCCGCTGAGTTAATGACTGTTTTGAGTTGACCATTGTTTATCTTAAGATACGTGATGATATTCTTAAGGACTCTATCAAATTTACCGGGCAAATTATTTAGGAATTCCCATGTCTGCCTACTTGCTCCATGAAAAGAAATCCAGAGTTCAAACGTGTCTTCACCATTATAATGAGTCACAGTTTCCACTATTTTCTTGGATAGCTTTTCGGTGAGGAGCAAACCATTGGTGGACAACTCCAATTTGCATTTGGGAAAATACTGATAAGCTAATTCCATTCGCTCAATAATTTTCCTGTCCGCAAATGGATCATTCATCAAGTAAAGTGGAAGCTTTTCTTTGTAATCACCAAGATAGGACTTAATCTCTTCTAAGACGTGAACGTAATCTTCATCACTCATATAACCATGAGCCTTTCGTAGCCAACTGTCTTTGTAAGGACAAATGATGCACCTTCCTGGACATACACTCGTGGTCTGTATCTGAATCATGCTTATCTTACTATCCATTTCTCTTTCTCCTGCAATTTCTGTTCCCGTCTATCCTTGAGTTTGTAAGGATTATAAGCCCAAACTTTGCCACCCTCTATTTCTGTCTTTGTTACCTCATAAATTATGTGAGGCATTGAAATTGTTTCCCAAGCTGGCTTGTGAGCATGACCATATCCCATAAGAAGCTTATCGAGCATTGCAACATAACCAGCCTTTAGTGCTCTGTGAAGAAAGTCTCTGTCTTCAAAACCCCAACCAGAATCGTACCTTTCATCATAGCCATTAAGGTCAAGGTACAACTGAAGAGGTGCTACTCCAAAGGAGAATGTGAACGCTGGGTTCTCAATGTTTACATATCTAAATTCTCCACCTATTCCTCTTTGGGACATGTAGTCAATGAACTTTTCTTCCTTGTTATACTCTTGTGCTTTCTGTCCTATTATAAGAGTCTTCTCTGGATAGCTCTTAACGTCCTTTTCAGCAACGTCAAAGAAGTCCTCCTTGAATTCTATGTAGTCGTCTGCACGTACAATATATTCATGCTCAGCAAGACATAGTGCTGTATTAAGAGACTGAGAAAAGTCTCTATGCCATCTAAAAGGTGAACGCTCAGGTGGAGCGTAGACTATCTGTCTATATCCCTCTTGGCGAGAGAGAAAGTCTTTTGTTTTTTCATTATAGTGAGAGTCAACTATTATGAGTTCACTCTCCGGATGTGCAGAAACAAATAGATATTTTAGAAGTTCGGGTCCACGATTTGTTGCAACTATTATTGAAAATTGCATATTGCACCACCTAAATTAAAGAATAATAGAAGTATTAGCCCAAGAAGAACTTGTAGCCCACAGAAAGAATTATAATCCATCTAAGTAGAGTGCCAAAGACGTAACCACCATAGCAGTAATGAGGTTCTTTCCTGACGTCGGGATTATTCAAAATGTTTGAATCTATACCACGCCACTCTGTAAGTCCCGCGTAAATTCCCATGATGAACGAGTGGAGTTCTGCATAAG